GCGTAGAGGGGGGTTACTACGACCATGAGTGGGTAAGTCTTGACAGAGTTGTGAAGGAGTACAAACCGTAATTAGGTTGTAACACTGTATGCTTACTTTGGATGAATTATTGGAAAAAATAGCAGATACATACGATCCTGATTTAATTGTGGATGTACTTGAAATCACAAGCGAAGAGCTTCTTGCTTGTTTTGATTATAAAGTAGAACAGAACCGATTCAAGTTTAAGGATTTAGAGAACTATGAATAACCCTCACTACAACAACGAAACTTTCTACGGCCCTACTACTGAGGTAGCTGATAGACTACACGCTGAGAAGTACCGTAGTGCTGGTGAAACTTTCTACGATACAATGAGCCGTATCAGTGGGGCTTTGTGTGATGAGGAAGATCACCGCCGTGCCTTCAAAGGAGCGTTGCTTCACCAGAGGTTTCTGCCGGGTGGTCGTATCCAATCCAGTGCCGGTTCGCCACGCAACACTACTGCGTTTAACTGTTTTGTCAGCGGTACTATCGAAGACAACATGGACTCTATTATGAAAGGAGCGAGTAATGCTGCACAAACTATGCGAATGGGGGGCGGTATTGGGTACGACTTTTCTCAACTTCGTCCTCGTGGTGATCGTATCGTATCTCTTGACAGTAGTAGTAGCGGCCCTGTTAGCTTCATGGGTATCTATGACGCCGTCTGTGCCACAATATCATCTAGTGGTCACAGAAGGGGTGCTCAAATGGGTGTGCTTAGGGTGGATCATCCTGATATACAGGAGTTTGTACACGCCAAGCAGAACGACAACGCACTGACGTATTTTAACATCAGTGTGGGTGTGACTGATACGTTCATGGTTGCTGTTCGTGATGACCTGCCGTTTGACCTTGTGTTTGAGGACAAGGTATACAGTACTATCAATGCCCGTAACCTGTGGGATGATATCATGCGTTCAACGTGGGATTGGGCAGAACCGGGGGTGTTGTTCCTCGACCAGATCAACCGGATGAATAACCTTGGTTACATGGAAGAGATTACTACTACCAACCCTTGTGGCGAACAGCCCCTGCCGCCTGGGGGAGCGTGTTTGTTGGGTAGTTTTAATCTCACTAAATATATCCTGACAGAAGACGAGGAATCCCTGTTCGATATCTGCCAACTAACTGAAGATATACCTGTGGTGGTACGTGCTATGGATAACGTCATTGACAGGACTACCTACCCTCTTGAGGAACAGGAGTGTGAGGCCAAATCAAAGCGGCGTATGGGTTTGGGAGTCACAGGATTGGCTAACGCAATGGAAGCGTTGGGACACAGTTACGGCAGCGCAGGTGGTCTTGAGTTTATCAAGACTGTTATGTCTACCTTGCGCGACCACGCCTACGAAGCAAGTGCCGAATTGGCAAAGGAGAAAGAGGCGTTCCCTTGTATGAGTGACGCTTATCTGGACAGTCCTTACATTAAGAAGTTACCTGCCAAGATTCGATCAAAGATACGCAAACACGGTATCAGGAACAGCCACCTTATTTCTATTGCCCCTTGTGGTACCATCAGTTTGTGTGCCGACAACGTATCAAGTGGTATCGAACCCACCTTTGCCACCTTTGTGGACAGGGTTATCCAAACTGCTGACGGTCCTGTCAACCACACTATCTTGGATTACGGAGTAGACCAGTTTGGTAACAAACCTGTATGTGCAGATGAGTTGTCCGTAAAGAACCACCTTGATATACTGCTTGCCGTTCAACCTTACGTGGACAGTGCGTGTTCAAAGACATGCAACGTGGGTGACGATGTAGAGTGGGATGATTTTAAACAGATTTATATGGATGCTTGGGCCGGTGGAGCCAAAGGGGTGACTACTTACCGCAGCGCAGGTAAACGTAGTGGTATCATAGTCAAAAGTGAAGAGAGTGGAGAAGCCTGTCACATTGATTCAACTACTGGACAAAAGGAGTGTAGTTAATATGGTAAAAGAGAAAGACACATACGAGAATATGCAAGGTGTTCCGTATGTTAACATGAGTTTGGAGAATTACAAGCAAGACCTCAAAGCAGCTTTTACGGAAGGTATTGACACAGCTATTTCGTTAAAGGTAGGTGGAGTACAGCCTACTCTTGATGAAGCCTTTATAAATTTTTATAACGAAGCAACCAATGCCTGATCCTTCAGATTGGGTAAACTATGACAACGCTGTCGGTCACGCCAGTAGTGACAGTGATGATATTGTAAAGACAGCGTTAACGGCAGGTCTAAAACTAGGTGGCGATGATAAAGGGCATTGGTCAAAGATCAAACATACTTTACAGAAACAGGTCAGTGGTCACCACTACACTGACCTGAAGATACAACCTATGGATTATTCCATGCAGAATGGTTTGGATGCGTGTCAACACACAGCCATTAAGTATATCACCAGGTTCAGGGAAAAGGGTGGACAGGTGGATTTAGATAAAGCTATTCACTGTATTGAAATGCTCAAAGAGTTTGAGTATGGTAAGGAAGAGTAAGTACTTAGCGTGTCACGGTATTTTTACATAGACGTATATCTTTAACTATATACCATACAGCACAGTCTTTACCAACCATTTGTGAGATGGCGTGGTCCGTCATGCTTTTCTTGGTAACGATATAAGACGCACTATCACCTACTACCCCAGCTATCTGAACAGGCATAGGCATTACAAACATACAACTGTTCAATAAAAGCAGAATAAGCAGTGTCCAGATTAACGGCAGAATTTATCTACCGCCATGTTGTGTACAACAATCTGTTCCTTAGTGGACCGAACTAATACGTCCTCTGCTTGAACAGTAATTTTCTCTACCCACGCACAACCATCATTGATGCTTACGCAAGCGGTTGTCAAGCTCATCATCAGACATACCAGCAACATCTTCACTGATATTGTGGTGTTCCTTGGCCCTTTTGGTTGCGGCCTCTGCCGCTTCATATTTTTGATCTGCTTTACCATACCTGTATGCAACCCATAATGCTATCATTACGATTAAACAAGTAAACCCAACCCAAAGGACACTAACCGTCATAGTTGTCAGCGTTGGTGTTCTTCATTACATTCCCCGCTAACATATTCAGTACTTTGAGAATAGCGTTGACTATGGTGTCATCACTGGTGCTTGGGGTCAAAGCAGTTACGGCAGTCGCAGCCGTAACCACGGCAGTTATTGCGTGAAGCCAGGTAGGGATCATGCTCCACATACTTAGTAACCATTCCATAATAATCTCCTTTTTTTATAGAAGTGTCGTGTTAGTGGAGCAATATGTGGCTTTTTGTACGGTGGCTCCATTACCGTAGCCGTATAAGCGTCCTACAGACGCAACTCTAGGTCGAGGGGAGGTAAGGTACCTGATTATATTCAAACTCACACACGGGGCTTATAGAGGCGTTAAGGGCTATAACCTAATATTCTTCCTAAAATTGGAATTAAATCTAAGGGTACGGTAGCTTCCGCAGAGATATTTGTTTCAGGCTTTCCTGTTTTGTTGAATCGGTCTGCGTGAAATGTCTGTCCACCGCGTAGTCCCGCTGTTATCCCGTTATCACCACCAGAGTAATCTACCCCTACTTGATACGCTTTAGTTGGGTCATTCTCTTTGCCCCATTGGTTGTAGTCTCCTGAAAGGAAAACATTCTCCAAAGGATACACGGTGGCACCACCTCCCCAGTTGCGGTTTCGGGATTTTACAAGTTGATTTCCGTTGGTGGTCAAGTCAAATTTAGACCGTCCAAAATTTCCACGAAGAGCGTCTATATAGTTTGGTGATAGTCCTAGCACAGTTGCCATATTATTAAGAACTTTTTGGTTGTCAAGTTCCAGATCAAAGCCATAAGATTTATGAGTTTGTTTACCACCATGCGGAAGGTTTTGTAAAAGAGGTTGTACTGTAAAATGCCCACTACCAGTTCCTAAAGCTAAAGGGGGTATTGGTTCCGGTGGCGGTAATGGCGGTAATAGCGGAGGTGTCATATCAGACTCTTCCCCCTGCGGTTCCACTTGCATGGCTGATGGGTATGAATTAAAAAATTCATTCATCGTTGCCTCAACAGGTAGGCCTCTACGTAGTAATCTTCCCATAATTATCTACTGTACGTTTTTTCATTAAAATCAAGAGCCTTTAACAAATCATCCCGTCGGTTGATGAGATACCCCTTTGTGCCGTCTTCTCGTGTGAAAGAGGTTAAGGATTCCCTTTTGATACCTTCATAGTCTTTGTCATTAACTGCCTTCAGAAGACCGGGCCACCCGAAGTTGCCATCTTTATCCTCTAACGTACCAATGTTGAAAGCCAACGCTCCAAAGAGGTCTTGCTCTCGACGAGACATACTGTCGTAATCTTTACCGTGACCGTGTTTGTTAAATTGGTTACGTGCTATAGCTTTGTGCTTATTCATATCATCGACAAGCAGCGTTTCTATATGGGCATCTGTCAGCTTACCGTGTGGGATGTTCTTATCACCCACAACTACGTATCCATCTTCGTGCTCATCTTTAGAAAGTTTATGACCATAGCCAATAGTGTCGGTACCTCCTTCAGCCGATTTATGCGGAAACCAAAAACCTGAAGTAGACCTGCCTGTCTTGCCAGCATTGTCTATCTTCTTCATACCAGTAATGAACGACGGTGTGAAAGGTTTACGAGTAGGTTTAGGAGGCAGAGCTGCTAAAGGTGCTCCTTGGTATTGATTACCAAGAGGGGGTTGTAAAGCATATGCAGGAATAGTATCCATACTAATTTTAATCCTTAAACTATCACCACTTAGAGAGATTCTCTGTATTGTATAACCATTCAGGAACCTGTCCGAGTGGGCCTTCTTCTGGAGGTAGTGCAGCCCCTTCAAGAGAACCCCACTGTAAATCTTTAGGTTCTGGTCTGGTCCACGGTTTAGAGAATTTGTTAGATTGAAGGTCAGGACGAATAGCGTGACCAAGAAAACTAGAAAGCATTTCATCAGGTCTAATTTCACCATCTCTTAATGTAGCTTGCATCCAAATAGGTAAGAATTGACTTACGACATTTTTACCTCGTTTCTTCATTCGTGTTGGTAAACTATCATATTCTGCATCGAACAGAGGTGGTGCCCCTTTAGCGTTAAGATATTTTTTGTTGAGTAATTGTGCCCCTCCTAACTTAATCAAAGAACTTGATTTTTTCGTTAATTCCGAGGGGAAATCAAATACCCACTCAAAAGGTTCTCTGAATTGTTTCGACCACTCCATAGTTCTTCCATCCCCAAGGTTGATTTTAAGAGGGTCTTTATTATCCCAGATAGGTTTGCCTGTAAACATATAGTTTATACCGTTACCAAGTGTGGCGTATAACAAAGCTGCCCGTGCAGCGTACATCCGGTACATTCTTCTACTGACAGGAGATTTGTTAATAAAAGGTAGTGCTTTACCAAGAATACGTATATTAGCAAGGGTCCAATCAGGTGCAAAGAATAGAAGCTGTAAACCTCTACGGCCTTTTGGATTCATCATTTTTGATACTGTTTTACGAAGTAACCTGTTTGATGTGCCTAAAGCGATTTGTTGCCAATTCAGATTACCAAAGGCATCATTGACAAATTCTGCTGTCTCTTTAGCAATTATGTTAGCAGGTATGGTTGGATGCCTCAACAAAGCCCTTTCGTATTCTTTCATAAAGACGATAAGTTTACCACCGTTAAGAATCTTATCCCACATTATATGGTCAACAACTTTGTTAATTTTTCCGTACCCTTTAACTGCAAGGCCAGCAGGTTTTCCAATAATGCTAGGTAAGTTCTGTTCCAGAGTAGTCTGTATTGTGTTTAAAGTTCTGTAGAATACATCAATTCCGACATCTTCCGGGCCACCTATTTTTAGACCTGCCATTAACGCTGTCTCTACAATATCCCCGTAACCACCGTATTTGAGTTGAGCAAGGCCAAAACCTCCTTTACCCAAGACAACACTTGGTACATCTCTGATAGCCCCAGCGTATATCATTGATTCTACAAGGGCACTTGCGTGAAAGAATGATAAAGCAACCTTTCCACGTTTCATAAGAAAATTCAGAGATTCTGCTCCGCGTGTAAAACCAGAAACATCAGTAGCGTTAAGCATAAATGAAAGACTGTCTATAGCTTCGTTGTGTACCCACTTTCCTGCTAATCCCTCTAGTGCTGGGGAGTAGGTATAGTGATTACTAGCATTTCCTGTAGGTTGTTTGGTAAGAATAAGTGTAAGGTCTTCTCCTGGTTTACTCCCACTTAATCCTGATACTTTTTGTTTTTGTAAAACCTGTATCATATCTTTATTGATAAGAGCTTTATTTATAGACTGCCCATAAAGTTGAATAAGTTGAGATATCTCTGTTGAAATAGGTGTATAACCTTTCTTTTGCACATCAGCAAGAGTTCCTAAAATTGTACGATCTTTATCGAACTTATACTCCCCTAGTCCTCTTTCTTTAAAACGCTGTTCTTTTAATATATGAGGAACAAAACCTGCGTGGTGGGTATCTACCATACCACGTTTATTTAATATTGTATAAGCATCATCCAAATATTCTTTTACACGTATTCTAACAGCGTCAATTTCTTCAACTCTGGTAGACTGGGCTTGACGAGTAAGGTTTCTATCTGATCCAATGAGATCATCTGCTGTCATTTTCCTTTGGGATTCAATCAAACGAGTAACCAAAGATTCGTATGCTTTACCTTGCGTACCTTCACCAAGTACTCGTCTGATCTGACCCCCAAATCTTTCGATATCAAGATTACGTGCTGCTAATAAGGCTTGACCTACCTCTAAAACACGATGAGCGTCTTGTTCTGGTACAATTTTTAAAGGATCAGCCAAGTGTTTTGTAGAATGAGTTGCTATCTTTTGTAGTACTTTAATTCCTACAGCACCAGCTAATGCTACACTGGCAGCAGCAGTTATATCTTGGTCGTCTAAGGCTATAGCAGCAGCACCTGCTGTCAGACCACCGGCAGTAGCTATAATATTACTACGTGTTTTGGAACGAGACAGGTCTACTCCTGCTTTTTTAAGTTCTCCTGTTGTAAGTTTATCCAGAGCTGCATTATTTTCTTTAATAACTTCTTCAAAAGTTCTTCCCTGGAAAGTGCTTTTCTTGGCCGCTTCGTCAGTCGTAAGGGTCTTTCTTTCTGCCCTTTGCTGTCTCCAACCTTTGTTAATTTCTTTCGTTAAGGCTTCTTCAAATATCTTTTTAGCTTCTGGTTGTAAACTGTTAATAACTTTTGCAGATGCTACATTTGCTTCTTTTGCTACTTCTTCTAAAATTTCCATAGGGTTTCTATTTGGGTTTTGTTTTATACGCTCTATAAAAACCTTTTCAGCAATTTTTGTTTTTCTGGAAGCCATACTTACTATACTATCTGCTACACCACCCATAGATGTATTTAACATAGCCCCAATAAACATACTAGGCCCAAGACTTTCTACGTCAACTTCACCCCTTTCTCCAAGTTGCAATGCTGT